CTACATCACTCCAATAACCCCTGTGTATCAACCATCCCCCCTTGTTGCGTTTTTTCCCATGTCCGATACACATATCACCTACGATGATCCTCTTGACCGTTTTCACCCTGGAGACTGTGGTTCCCCAATCATTGTTCTAGACAAGAAAAACAACATCTTCATTGTTGGTATACACTCTGCAGGAGTGTACCGTTCTTCTGTCAAAGAGCATTGTGCGGCGATTCCCCTTGCCCTCAACCTCATGTCTCCTCCCCCTTCCTCAGTTCAGCCTCAGATGTTTGTTCCACCAGTTCGTTTGTCCCCTTGTCAACCCTTTCCTCTTACACCTGCTTCTGTTCCCAACCTTGATCCAGCCTTTGCTTGCATTGGTAAAATCATGGTTTCTTCTGATTCTTCTTCTACTTCAGACCTCCACCCTTCTATCATTGCGAGGGATCCTTTCCTTCGCGATGTCACCCACGCTCCAGCTCACCTTGGACGCCGTGGTGATGGATCAGCCATGCGCGAGAATGTGGCCGCTTTGAACCGCCTCCGTCCTCCAGGAGGCGTTTTTACAGCCTTTTCTCCGCAAGTTCAGAATCTCCTTCGTGACTCTCTTGTTTCCTCCCATCGTGAGCGGTCGATTCGACATCCCCCTCACGTGGTCTCCCGACATGAAGCCATAAATGGAAATTCTTTCCTTCAGCCTTTATCTCTCTCAAAGACGCCAGGTCATCCCTTGAAGGAGTCCCTCAAAGCTGGTGAGAAAGGACGTCGACCGTTCTTCATTCTCCAGCCAGATGGATCCCATCTTCCTGACCCGCGCCTAGAGGAGTGTCTGACTGATGTCTACTCCATCTCCCAGGGTGCTTCCCCTTCTCTCGTTTTCTCCTTGTTCCTCAAGTCTGAACTCCGTTCTCCTGAGAAAGTAACCAAACCCCGCTCTATTACCGCAGCTTCCTTGCAAATGACGATTGTTATGCGCGAGCAGTTCGGTGCCTGGGCGGCCACTGACCACTTTTCTCATGGTTATCTGTCTGCTGTTGGCATGAATGTCTACTCCCCCGACTGGGATAAGATGATCAGCCAGCTCATGCAGATGAACCACCAAGGTTTTGGCGGAGACATGAAGTTTTTTGATTCGAACCTCTCAGAACACATGCTCGTTGTTCTCACCGAAGCCATTGATGCCTATTACGGCTCAGTTGGCTGTCCACGGTTACGAGCCTACCTTTTACGCGCTTGCAAAGACGCGGTCATAAAGGTGGGTCCATATTTCGTCACCAAAGACTTCGGTGGGACGACAGGCAATCCCCTGACGACTCACATCAACAACTTCATCCTAGAGTATTTGCTACTTGGAGCTTACCTCACCCTCGCAATGGAGAAGGATCCGCAGCTTGCGGAACCATCCTTCTTCTACCGGTACGTCAAAGCGTTTGGGCTAGGCGATGATCACATTGTCGCCCCGTCTCC